AATATTATCCATATACAGAAACTATCAGGAGACAGATCCCCTTAGAAAGAAAATTGAATATTTCGTTCACTACAAGTTCCTTCCTGGTCTTGGCTTTTACGGTTTTGGTCTTATCCATATGCTTGGGGGTTTATCAAGAACGGCTACCTCCACGCTTCGTCAACTTATTGATGCGGGAACACTTTCCAACTTACCAGCAGGATTTAAAGCCAAGGGCATACGAATCTCTGACGACGATAGTCCATTACAACCAGGAGAATTTAGAGACATAGACGCACCGAGCGGGGACTTACGTTCTGGTTTGATGCCATTACCATACAAGGGTCCTGATCCAACGCTATTTAATCTTTTAGGTTTTTGTGTTGACGCTGGACAAAAGTTTGCAGCAGTAGCTGATATAAAAATTTCAGAAACAAATACAAATGCTCCAGTTGGTACAACTTTAGCCATGATGGAACAAGGCGCAAAAGTAATGAGCGCTATCCACAAACGTTTACACTACGCACAAAAACATGAGTTCAAATTATTAGCAAAAGTATTTGGAACTTTCTTACCACCTGAATATCCATACATGGTTGTTGGTGGTAATCAAATGATTAAGCAAACAGATTTTGATGATCGTGTTGATGTTGTTCCTGTTTCTGATCCAAATATGTTTTCAATGTCACAAAGAGTGGCAATGGCTCAACTACAATTACAACTGGCACAGGCAGCACCAGAGATACATAACTTACAAGAAGCATATCGTCGAATGTATCAAGCTTTAAATGTTCAAAACATTGAAGCCTTGTTACCTCCACCACCAGAACCAAAACCAATTGACCCTGGTATAGAGAATGCAATGGCTTTAGGACTAAAACCACTACGTGCTTTCGAAGTTCAAAATCAACAGGCACACATTGATGCGCATAGAGCGTTTATGTCTAGCTCTTTGGTTAAATCTAACCTACAAGTGTTAGCATTATTACAAGGACATATTTCTGAACACACAGCATTGCTAGCAAGACAGGAAGTTATGGCACAAATGGGACCACAATTACAACAAATGCAACAACAGATGCAAAATCCTATGATGGCACAAAATCCACAGATGCAACAACAGATGCAACAAGTACAACAACAGGTAGAATCACAGATTGCTACTCGAATTGCTGAATTAACTAATGATATGGTAGCGGAAGAGCAAGATTTAATAGAGGCACAGGGTACTGATCAGCTAGTTGCGCTACGTGAAAAGGAATTAGACCTACAACAACAGGATATTCAACGCAAAGTAAACGAAGGAAAAGAAAAAATTGCCTTAGATCAGATGAAATTTAAACAAAAAGAAGATTTACAAACACAAAAGATAGATTCTATTGAGGATATCGCAGAACTACGTGCTAGAGTAGCCCTTGAAAAGGAACAAGGAAGGGCAAAGCGTGACTAATTACGACAAATGGTACAAAAGTCTTTATCAAACGGCTAGAAAAAACATTGATCAAGAAAAAATAGACCCTATTGAATTTGCAACAGCGTTAATTAACGTGTCAAAATTAATACTGGTAGAAGAAGTAGGTGTTATAGAAGCTGAAAACTTATTTGATTTTGCTAATAAAAGTTTTATAATAGAAGCTGAAAAGATAACTTATCATTAAAGGAGATAACATGGCATTAAACAACCCAAAACCAAAATTTATAAATGGTTCGCTATATCCAAATGCTAAAATGACAGTTTCTAGTGACATGAATCCTTATGCGGGTCCTCATGTAAATAAAACTGCAATAGCGGATGTTTACAGTGCTACTATGGAAGGACCAAAAGTAAAACAAAATTTAGGCGCTGGACCAAAGGGTCAACGCAGTAAGGTACAAATTAAAAAAGTACCGTTCAAAGGTTTATTTTAATCGTAAATTAAGATAAGCTACTTTTTTTTAAAGGAGGTTTTTATGAATCTACTAAAAGATCTATGGGATCATTTAAAAGAATGGTCGGATTGGAAAATGAAGGACTGGATCAAGGCGGCTATTGTTGCAGTGATCGTGATTATTGTAATCGGAGCAATATAATTTTATGGTGTGGCAATTATTAGCGAAGCCCTTACTAGGTGTGGCCACAGACGCCGTGAGGGGTTTCGTACAAACGAAGAAATTAAAAGGCGAAGTTAAGATCGCACAAATCCACGCAGAGAAAAAAAGAAATGAAGACATCGCTGCTGGAAAAATTAAGTGGGAAGCGGCAGCTGTTGATCAAATGAAGGGTAGCTGGAAAGATGAAATAATTTTAATTTGTCTTTTGGCTCCAGCGATTGCAGTCTTCGTGCCTGGATGGACAGAACACATTAAAGCTGGGTTTGAAGCCTTGCACTCACTTCCGGACTATTATAAACACTTATTGTATTTGGCCTGCTCAGTTTCATTTGGCGTGAAGGCGGGACCAGCAGCAATGAGTTTATTTAAGAAGGGTAAATAATGGCTAAAAGAAAATTAACAGATTTAAGTGGTGATGGTAAAGTAACTCGTAAAGATGTTTTGATTGGGCGAGGAGTTATCAAAGCTAAAAAAGGTGGAGCGGTTAAAACAAAAAAGAAATCTACGGTAAATAAAGCTGGAAATTATACTAAACCCGGACTACGTAAAAAAATATTTAATCGCATAAAATCACAAGCTTCACATGGGACCGCCGCAGGACAATGGTCAGCGAGAAAAGCCCAGGCAATGGCAAAGGCTTATAAAAAAGCAGGTGGTGGTTATAAATCGTAATGGCTTTAGCGAAGTCACAAAAAAGTTTAAAGGATTGGGGTAAACAAAAATGGAGAACAAAGTCTGGAAAAAAATCAAGTGTTACTGGCGAGCGTTATTTGCCAAGTGCAGCGATAAAAAATCTATCTTCACAGGAGTATGCTGCCACTACAAAAGCTAAAAGAAAAGCTAAGAAAAAAGGAAAACAATTTTCTAAACAACCTAAGAACATAGCAAAGAAGACAAGGCGTTTTAGATAATGCCATTTAGATCTGCAAAGCAAAGAGCATATTTGTATGCGAATGAACCTGAAGTAGCAAAACAATTTGCTAAAGAACATGGAAATAAAATTATTAAAAAAAGGAAAGGCGGTTTTGTCAAAGTCAAACCACGAGGGTTTGGAAGAATGTTGGCAAATAAAAGACCAGTAACGAAGGTGTATGTATGAATATGGAAAGACTATTACAATCCGTTAAGGATCATGAAGGATATAGAAACAAGGTGTACCTAGACACGCTAGGAAAAAGAACGGTGGGCGTAGGACACTTGTGTGTTGAAGATTTTTGGGAAGAGGACAAAGAATATGAAGAAAAGTTTTTGATGACAATTTTAGAACATGACTTACAGACAGCAGTCAAAGGATCTAAAGAATTAATGGAAGAGCATGGGTGCGTAGATATAGATGATTTAGCTAAAGAAATTATAGTTGAAATGATTTTTCAATTAGGCAAGACAGGTGTCTCTAAGTTCCGCAACATGTGGAAAGCTTTATCAGAACTCAATTATGTGGGTGCAAGTTTCGAAATGCTCGATAGTCGTTGGGCTAAACAGACACCCAACAGAGCTAATGGCATGGCAAATCTTATGAAGGGAATAGGTTAGTGGATATCATAAAAATAATTGACTATACGAAAAAAATAATAAAAACTAGACAAGAACAAGTTAATGACGTTATAAGCAAGGGTGTAAAAGATTTTGAAGAATATAAATATCTTCTTGGGAAATTACACGGATATAACGACATAACACAGGAACTCACGGACCTGCTAAAAAAACAGGAGCACTATGACGAAGACGACTTTAATTAAACCTAGACCCGCTAATATAATAGATATTAACGAAAAACCTTACAAAACAAAAAAAGAAGTAGAAAAAGTTCCAGAACCTACGGGTTTTAGAATTGTTTTATTTCCTTTACTCCTACAAAAAAAGACTAAAGCTGGATTACATTTAACAGATGAGACTGTAGCGGAAGCTCAGATATCTACAAATGTTTGTAAAGTTTTAAGAGTAGGCCCAGATTGCTACAAAGACAAAGATAGATTTCCAAATGGCGCTTGGTGTAAAGAAGAAGACTGGGTACTTATTACTAAATATGCGGGATCAAGAATTCGTATCGATGGTGGTGAGCTTAGAATAGTGAATGATGATGAAATACTGGCAGTCATTGATCACCCAAAAGATATATTGCCAGCGAGTTTATTTTAGGAGAATAGTATGGCTGAAGAAAAATTAATACCATTAGATACTTCTGGAAACGACGTTGAGATTACATTGAAAGAAGAAGACAGCAAAGAAGATATAGCTGTTGAGGAAAGTAATATTAGGGAAGTTCCAAAAGAAGAAACACAAATCGAAGTTCAGGAAGAAAAGCCTGAAGAAACAAAAGAAAATAAAGACGAACTAGAAGAGTATAGTGCTACTGTTAAAAAACGTATTGATAAGCTTACTCGCAAAATGCGTGAAGCAGAACGTAAAGAACAAGCAGCTATAGAGTATGCTAAAAGAGTTCAAGAAGAAAATAAAAAACTAACTTCTACATCTTCAGAAAATAATAAAGCATACGTTGAAGATCTTTCTAATAGAGTTGTCGCACAAATTGATGCAGCAAAAAACAATTTAAAAAATGCTATTTCAAGCGGAGACGTGGATAAACAAGTTGAGTATCAAAGAGAAATAGCTTCTTTAACTCAGGAAGAAGATAGAGTTCGTAGAGAAAAAGTAAAATTAGATAAAGTAAAACCAGTTGCAGAAACACCTATTACTCCAACAGCTCCTAAGCAAACTACTCCTCCCCCTGATCCAAGAGCTATAAAATGGGCAGAGGATAATTCATGGTTTGGAGAAGATCAAGTAATGACTTACGCTGCTTATGGTTTACATCAACAATTAACTGAACAAGAGGGTATTGATCCTCGTTCTGATGAATATTACGAAGAAATAGACAAAAGAATTAAAAAAGAGTTTCCCAATCGCTTTAAAGATAGTAAAGTAGAGGAAAATAGTAGTAATGGAAAACCCGTCCAAGCCGTTGCTTCTGCAAATCGATCGACTAAAACTGGACGCAAAGTTGTGAGACTCACACCCTCACAGGTTGCAATAGCAAAGAAACTTGGTGTGCCACTTGAAGAGTACGCAAAACACGTGAAGGAGGCGTAAATGACTGATTCAAATAAAAAAACAACTTCACGCAAAAACGAAACCCGTGAAGTAAACGCTCGTAAAAGAGGTTGGGTTCCACCTTCTAACTTAGAAGCCCCTGAACCGCCCGAAGGTTATCACCATAGGTGGGTAAGGTTTGAATTTAGAGGAATGACAGACGATAAGAATGTCACTTCTAGAATCAGATCAGGTTATGAACCTGTGAGAGCAGATGAATATCCTGATAGACTAGACCTACCGGTATTATCCGATGGTAAGTTCAAAGGCATTATAGCAGTTGGTGGATTAATGTTAATGCGTTGTCCGATTGAGGTTAAAGAAGATAGAGATGAATATTTCGCTAATTTAACTAACGATCAACAGCAATCCGTTGACAACGATCTTATGAAGGAAGAGCACCCTTCCATGCCTATTTCGAAAGAAAGGCAATCTCGGGTTACATTTGGCGGTGGTAATAAAAAATCTTGATGGTCAAGATCTATATTACTACTAAAAGTCTAAAGGAGACAAAAAATGGCTAATATAGATGCAGCATTCGGTCTTCGTCCTTACGAAAGATCCGGATCAAACTATAATAACCAAGGCGTTAATGCGTATCCTATTAACTTTGATGGCTCAAGCAGTGGAACAACAAGTTTAATTTGGACTGGAACTCCAGTCATCCCTCTAGCTAGTGGATTAATAGACGTAGTAGGAAATGCTAACGGCGGTACTGTACCTTTGTTAGGTGTCTTCATGGGTTGTAAATACATTGCAACTGATGGAACTCCAACATGGGCACCATACTGGCCTGGTTATGCGGCGATTAAGCCGTCAACAGAAGCGATTGCTTATGTGGCTGACAATCCTCATGCATTATTTGTTATTAATGCTGACGGTGCGTTACCAGATAGTGCTTTGTTTGCTAATGCAAACTTTGCAACAGCTATCACTGGTACTAATACTAGTGGTTATTCTCTAGGAGAATTAGCAACAGCAACTATCGCATCAGGATCTGCAACTTTAAATATGAAGATTGTAGGATTTGATGACGAAGCTTCAGTAGCAGAAGGCGCTGTAGATAAAACTGCAGCAGGCCGATTAGCGGTCGTAAAACTTAACGTTCATTTCATGGACTCAACCGCAGGAATATAGGAGATAGGATATGGCTATTAATAGAGCACAGCTTGCCAAAGAACTAGAACCTGGTTTAAACGCCCTGTTCGGTTTAGAATACGCACGCTACGAAAACGAAGCTGCTCAAATTTTTGAGCAAGAAACAAGTGACAGAGCTTTTGAAGAAGAAGTTATGTTAGTTGGATTCGGACAAGCAAATGTAAAAGCAGAAGGATCAGCAGTTGGTTTTGATACCGCTTCTGAATCTTTTACTGCTAGATACACTCATGACACAATCGCTTTAGCGTTTGCGTTAACTGAGGAAG